TGTGCTTTCATGTGTTCTTCTCCTTTAATTTAGCCTCAATGGTTTGCACAAACTCCTCATCACCTGTATATGCCAAATGGATTAAGTAATCAATCTCATCTTCATTCAACCCTACCCATGTGCGCTGTGCAAACATAACATCAACCTTTGGTGTTTGGTCGCGCTCGCAGTACAGATCAATCGTGTGGTCTTTGTCGATGGCGACACTCGCCACCACCATGTCATCACCCCATTGTGTTTTGACAGGGGCTTGTTGCCATTCGAGTTTCATGTGTTCTCCTTATGTTGTGGTGTCATGCTTGTCCCCTTTTATCAATGGCTTCAATCACATCTGCTTGAAACCAATTGCTGAATGGTGTTTCTCTGATGATTTGTTTAAAAGCCTCACGCTCTGCCTCTGCCACCAGCTTGGCAAAGTGATAGCGGGTAAACATCTCACCATCTTTGATTGACTCTTGCATTGCCTGTTGCCACATGATGTCGATTTCGTCCTGTGTCACAGCTTCACCCCTTCGTACCATCCATCAACATAGGCTTCGTGAAACCCCCAAGCAATCAGCCAAGTCCAACTGAGCTTCTCATCGCGGGGGTACGTTATCTTTGCCATCAGCAGGCACAAGTCTTTGCTTGGTGGTGGTGCTTTCATTGATTCAATTCCTTTAATTTTTTTTCGATGGCATCAACTATTTTTCTGCCGCTTTTTGACACTGGCCCACCCCCTCCATTTAATCCAAAGTGATACCGCAATACATCGTCTGCCAGTATTTCCTTATCTGTCAACCCAACCCAAGGGCGCTTTGAGTAACGCTCTTGAGGAATCTGAGGAACGCCCCGAGTAATCGGCTGTATACGATCAAACATCTTTTTGCCAAGATCATAAAATTCCTTGTCTTTGCCCGTGCTGTTGTCAATTGCCATCTCTTCATACTCCTTGATTTGTTTCTTGCGCCAGCCACTCACAGCGCGTTGTATCCATAACTGAAAAGCTCCACGGCCACCCGGCACAGGAACCCGATAAAGGGCAGCATCAGTGCCAGGAAAATGCCAAACCTAAATGCGCTCATTTGCTTTGCTCCTTTTGCTTTTGAATTGACTCACGCAACTGCTGGCGCAGCCACACAATGCCGCCCAAGCGTTTCCATTCAGCATAGTGCGCCGGGATCAGCCTGGCGCTGACCGTAACGGCAACGCTGGTGATTTCACTCTTGGGTCTGGGCATCTTCTTCATCCTCTGGTTTGTTGTCGGGGTCAAAGTCTGTTTGGCGGGTGAGGATCTGTCCCCACCGCCACTCTTCATAATCTTCTGAGTGCATACATCTCCTTGTTGTTGATTTGCCGATCATACACCGATTGACTATCTCATCAAATCCCCTACAAGTCACTCAACTATTCACCCCTTACAATGACCTCGGCGGGTTCATCCTCCCGCTGATTGCGCCGGGCACTCCACCCGATGCAGTTGCCATTTAGGGGGCTGGGCATCACTGTCTGGCCCCCATTTTTTCATGGTCTTGCACAAGTTGTCAATTTGGGGTTAACATCCCTGACATGAAAACAACCGACAACCCCATCCGAGACGTGCTGGTCAAGGCCAGCACTGCTGGCTACACAATGGCCGATGTCTGCCGAGTCGCGCAGATCGACCAGTCCCAGGTCAGTCGCTGGCTCAGTGGCCGCACCAAGCCACTCTATGACAGCGTGAAGCGCCTCAATGACGCCACTGATGCCCTGGTAGCGGCCAGGCTTGAAGTGCTCAACAAGGCCATGGACGAGGCGCTCAAATGAGGCGCATTGGCATCGACCCAGGTCTGTCTGGCGCCATCGCGGTGCTCACAGATGACTCACTCCAGATCCACGACATGCCGGTGATGACCGTAGACCGTAATGGCAAAGCCAAGCGGCAGGTGTCAGCAAATGAGTTGGCCGAGCTGCTGAACCTGTACGCAGGCAAAGACTGTCACGTTTACTGCGAGCGCGTCTCAGCCATGGCAGGGCAGGGCGTAACGAGTGTCTTTTCATTCGGGCGCTCATTCGGCATGATCGAGGGGATCTTGGCAGCGCTCAAGATGCCCGTCACCTTTGTGGCCCCTGCCACCTGGACCCGTGCCATTGGCCGCAGCCCTGGCAAAGATGCCAGCCGGGCCAGGGCCATGGAGCTGTTTCCCAATTACGAATATTTCTTCAAGCGCGTTAAGGACGATGGCCGTGCTGACGCTGCACTCATTGCACATTGGGGGCGTAAGCATGGATGACGCAGAACGCAAAGCCATGAGGGATCAGATCGTTTGGCTCACCCAGGAACTCGAGAAAGCCCGGCGCGCCAACCAGGACAAGACGCTGCTGCTGTCGCGGATGCTCAGTCCCGAGGATCTGGGGCACGCAGTCAGCAACGAGGTGCGCCAGCTCATCTACACAACATTCATCAACGAACAGGATGCAGAAAGAGAATCATGGAACAAAAAATAATCCTCAGACCATCAGCAGCATCGCGCTGGATCGCCTGCCCGGCCAGCGTTAAGTTGTCTGTCGGCATCCCAGAGCAACCCTCTGGCGAGGCCGCGCAAATCGGGACCGCCATCCATGCCCTGGCTGAGTTGTGCTTCAAGACTGGCTCCAACCCGGCAGACTATGTCGGCAAGGAAGTGGAAGGAGTCCCCATGACGCAGACAAACGCCGAGTATGCGCAGCTCCACCTTGATGAGATCAAACGGGTGCATGACGAGCTGGGGCACGTCAAAGTCGAACAGTACGTCACGATTGTGGACACTGACGAGGTCAAGCTGGGCGGGACTGCTGACGTTGTGGGCCTGGGGTCTGGCAAGCTCATCGTGAGCGATTTGAAGACGGGCAAAGGCTGGGTGGATGCTGACTCGCCTCAGCTCAAGATCTACGCCTTGGGCGCCATCAGGTCAGCCGCGAAGAACGGTATCCCACCGCCTGGACAGATCGAGCTACGCATTGTGCAGCCCCATCATGGTGAAGTGCGCAGCCACTCAATGACGTACTCAGAACTCTTTGATTGGTATCAAAACACACTGCGCCCGGCCATCCAGGCCAGCACTGACGCTGCCTCGCAGCCCACTCCCAGTGACTCTGCCTGTCAGTACTGCCCTGCCAAGGTTGTGTGCCCTGCCCAACGTAAAGGGTTTGAGGTGCTCGCGGCCAAGCCAGACCTCAGAACCCTGGACAAGGAACAGATTCAGGCCGTCATGGTTTCGCTCTCAGTTGAGCAGATTGCTGACCTCTTGGAGCGTGCGCCAGTGGTTGAGAAATTCATTGACGCTGTGCGTGACCATGCTGTGCAACGAATCAGGAACGGTGAATCAATCCATGGCTGGCAGATGGTCCCAAAGCGTGCAACGCGCAAATGGACCAATGAGGATGCCGCCTTGCAAGCGCTCACTGACGCTGGTCTTGACAAGTCCAAACTGGTCTTAACTGAGATGGTGACGCCTGCCGTGGCCGAGAAGCTGCTGGGCAAGGACAAGAAGTCCATGGTCGATGACCTCACCACAAAAGAATCATCGGGTTTAACTCTAGGCCGTGCCGTTGAGTTTGCCCAATAATCCCATTCCCCCAACCGTGACGAAAGTCACACAACTCTGAAAGCGAAAGCAAAATGCTAAATCTATCCTCTGGTGGCGGCTCAGGCTCCTACATACGTTTCTCCCCCCAGGCCAATGCCTGGACCAATCAAGATGGAGAGATCCAACTTGGCAAGGTTGTCTTTGACATTGACAACGTCCAAACAGGCTGGCTCGAGCTGGGCGTTGGTGTCAGGGACTGGCAGCCTGATGCCTCGCTGGGCAAGAAGGGTCCGCAGCCCACTGCAAACCACAAGCGTGGGTTTTCCATCGTGTTTTATTCCAAGGCACTGGGCACTGTCGAGTGGTCCAGCAATGGCGTTGGCCCCAACATGGGCCTGGAGCAGTTGTACAAGCAGTGCTCTGAACAGCGTGCTGCAAATGCCGACAAATTGCCGGTGATCGAGTACACAGGCTCGCGCATGGAGAAGATCGGCAAGGGCACAACCCGTATCCCGGCATTCAACTTAACGGGTTGGATCGCCCGGCCAGCAGGCATGGACGCGCAGACACCGCCAGTTGATGAGTTTGATCCATTCCCACCGCCTGCATCAGCAGCTCCAGCGGCCAAGCAACACGCCGCACCCATTCCCGTTCACTCTGACGAGGATCTGTTCTAAGACGTAACGAATTAAGGGCCGGGGCTTTGTCCCCGGCTTTTTTTTCCCTTATGGAATCAAAAGAAGAATTCTGGCAACTGCTGGTGCTCATGTTGGCCCGGCGGGTGTACGAATTGGAGCAAAGAATTAAAAAAATGGAGAAGAAAAATTGAGATACCTGTCTGTTTGCTCTGGCATTGAGGCCGCCACAGTTGCTTGGCATCCACTTGGATGGACGGCAGCGGCCTACTCAGAGATCGAAAAATTCCCATCCCAGGTGCTCGCGCACCACTACCCAGACGTGCCCAATGTGGGCGACATGACCAAATTTAAGGAGTGGA